TGCTTCAGTAGGCTTCTTAGGTAAGAAGTCTGTTAAGTTGAACAAACCATGTGCTTCAATAGCGGCTTGTTCTGACTCATTCAATGGTGATTCTTTACGTGCCCAATTACTAGTAGAGTAATCTGCGTAGCCACCTTTACTTGTTTTCTTAATGTTGAAGTCAACACCACGCAAGTAATCTGTTGGCAATTCTTCCATTTCAGGATCCATCAAACTAGATTTAATCACATTAAAAATTTGTGAGCTGATAACAAATCTGCGGATTGGATTTGCTGGTAATTTGTCGTCGCCTAGTGGATTCTGACGAACAAAACCTTGGAAGATGTAACTACGTTTCTTCCAATACTTGTTAGCCATTTCTTTCAATGTTTCGTCTTTGTACCAAGGACGAACTTCTGCCAAGATTGGGCAAGTCTCACCTGTACCATACATTTCAATACAAGGTACTTGAACAACTATTTGTTTAATGTTTGAATCACCCTTGACACCATTGAACGGCAACTTAATCAGTTGACGCTCTACCCAGAAAAATGTATTACTACTATTTGCATCGGGCAAGAAACGAACTGTGGCTGTTGTGCCTTCGTCAATATTCCAATGGGGATAGATAGAGTTATCTGATTGAGTATTAGAACTCTTGTTGTTTGTTTTGTTGTCTTGTGCCGCGATACGAGCACGAATGTCTGCTAATGATGCCATGATAATATTTCCTTATAAAATTGAGATGGTCTCGTTTTTTAATATTCGCTACTTCCCTATGAAGTAGCTAACATTAGAGATAGTATAGCAGTACTATCTCTCAATGTCAATAGTATTTATCCCGTTTGTGGGTAAACACATTTTTTTCTACGGTTTTTTTACCCTTTTATATAGGGTAGTTCGATTAATTTGTCCAACATACGTGAATATGTTTCAGATAAATTTTTACCTCTCAACACATCATATTGAACTACTTCTTGTTCTAAATTAGGTTTAACGTCATTTTCCATCCAGTTAGCGACTTCTTTTGGTGATACTGGTGTAGAATCATCACCCAAGTTATATAACTTAGGTAAATATTTTATTAACATATCCTGAATCTGTTTATCCGAATATCCATTTTGTTGAATAAATGAAACATATTTACTCTTAAACATGGTAAATAATCCATATATATGGTCGTCTCTCCATTCATTGTAATCACTATTGTCCTGAGTTGTTAGAACACCTTGTTTATTAAGAATTTTGGTATCTTCTAGTTGCAGTTCGGGTTGAATAGCTGTAGTCGGGGAACCGCCGGATGGACGTTTACCTGCTATCCAAGGGATACTTGCTTTTCGTTTTGTGCGGGCAATTAAATCATTTACATTAAGTACTTCTTGCTCAATCTGTTTTCGCATACCTATAATAGCATTTTTTTCTTGTTCTATTTCGCTATCAAAATTGTCAATTTGTTTTTGATAACCTTGAACTATATCAGAATACTTTTTAATTTCTTCAGCAGAATTTTTAGCTATTTGTTGTAGTTCTACATTAGTAGTCTTTTTATAGTTATCTGTTTTATCAATGTAATTTTGAAATCGCATTTCTTTACTATCCAAATCTTGCTTTGTTTTTTCAAGTTGTGCGGCAACCGCATCATAATTAACATTTGCTTTACTTTGAATATTGTTTACTAGACTTTGTAACTTCTTAACATCAGCATCTTCTGCACCATTACTATTAGCCAAACTAGTAATCTGTTGCTCTATCTCTTTGTATTTCTCAGCATCCATACCAGGCTTAGATTTTAAATCTTCTAAATCTTTTTGTAGCTTCTCTAACTCATCAGCACTTACTTTAGCCTTCTGTTGTCTATCAGCACTACCAGTAGTTAATGCACCACTTAGTTGTTTCAATCTTTCAACTTCACGGTCAGTTTCTTGTGCTTGGTCTTCATAATCTTGTAACTCTTGCCCAATAGACTTAATAGCCTTCTGTTGGGTATTGATTAAGTTATTTTGTGCATCATCAGTTTTTTGTTGTTTGGCAGCTTTATCAGCTATGTATAAGGACAATGCTTGTTGGCTATCATAGCCAGGAAACCTCAACATGGCTCTCTGCATCAAATCTTTATCTAAAGATAATGTAGGACCTTTTTGTGCTTCTCTTAACAATGACGATATTTTCATATTACTTTTTTAACAAACGTCTAATAGTATCTAGGTCTTCTTGACCTTCTGATACAGGTTTTTCTTTATCGCTGTATTCAGCACGAATGTTTTGCATTGTTTTTTCACTAGCATGTTTTTGACCAGCGGCACGCAGTTTATCCATACCTTTTTTACCGTACTTCTTAATACCAAAAGACGCTTGCAGTGCGCTTTCTTCAATATCATCTTCAACAATATCTGAATCATCATTTGGTTTAGCCATACTAGGTTTACCGTGTTGTGATCCTGCCGGGGCACCTACATCTTTTTGTATCTTCTTCAATAGTTCTTCGTCACTACCATGACCTAATTTATCTAATACTTTACCACCAACTTTTTTAACTGCATCTTTAACTTTGTCAAACATTCCTTCATCCGTACTCATTAAATCTGATTCTTGTAAACCATTACTTTGTAATATGTTAGTAATCTTAAAATATATATTTTTTACTTGGCTTCGTATCTCTGGGCTCATGTCATCTGGAGTAGCATACATCATTACTTTTTGTAACATACCTAATTGATTTTTAAGTTCTTGTGCATCATCATATGATACTTTTAAATCAGGTACTCGTTTGATATCATAACCAAATACTCTAGCCTCATCCATATCTTCTTCTTTAAAGATACCCAAATCTTTTCCACCCTTCATAAAGTTGCCACCTGGGTCACTAGGATTATTTCTTGCTAATTCTTTTGCTTTAACATCAAAATCAGGCTTCTTACCTGTCGGTGTTATACCTGCATCTTTTTGTAATTTTGTAATTAGGTCTTCTTCATTGCCGCCACCCAATTTATCAAATACTTTACTTCCAACCTTTTTAACATTGTCCAATATACCTTCATCCATATTACTCAATGAACGTTCTACTTGTTTTACCCAACCACTTACATCGCTTGACCCAATTTCTTCAACGTCACCTACAAAATCTGCAACGTCGGCAATAGCAGCCAATACTTTATCAGGACCATGCTTTAATAATTCAGGGTGTTGACGTATGATGCGGCGAGTTATTGCACTTACTACTGGATCATCAATATCATCAAAACCTTCATCTATCTCTTTGTCTAATTTGTCAGCAAAGTGTGCAAGTGCTGGACTCTTGCCTGCCATATATGCATCCACGGCTGCACCTTCATCCATGTCACCCTCTTCCAAATCAAATGCTTTTAAATTCTTAGCGTCTGTTCTAACATTGTGTCCAAGTGTTTCAGCACCAGGTGCCTCTGTTAAACTATCAGCCCACTCACTTAACTCATTGACTTCTTTCATCTCTGCTACTTTCTTTTGTAGTTTGTTCAATATTGGCATTACACTTTCAATACGTGGGTCTAATGTCTCTTGTACAAACAACTCATTTAAGTTGTTTTCTTCAGTTTCATCTTCCATCAATGATGGTGTCCAACTTTCAAAATAACTATTGTAACCACGATGACCAGTCATTCTACTTAATGTTTCACGTAGACCTTGATAGTGATTGATACCTTCATTAACTAATCGTTGTGCTGATTCATTGAACTGACCATTACGTGTAGCACGAACGAATGCGCCCATTTTTTGATATTCTTCTACCAAGCTAGTAACGTGATTCCAACGTTCACCGTGTGGCTTATCACCTTCAGCAATCAATCGACCATATACACGTGCAATACCTGGCTTGATAGTTGGAGCTAAGAATCTTTCACCTTCACCATTCTCTAGGAAGATTTTAGCGATATTACGATAACGTTGTTCACCTTCTTCAATTTGACGAGTGTGTTGTAATACAATTTTTACATTTGGCACAGCATCATTGTAACTTGCCTTTTTACCCATTGGGTAGTAACCTTCAGATATTCTTTCTTGCTTTTTCATATATTCCCTTTTTGCCATATCGTGTTTCAAATGGTCAATATTCTTTAACTCAAAACTCAATTGATATTTTTGTGCGAAACGCTTCAACTGATTTAATACTTTATACCAAGATTCATCTTCTCCGTGACTTTCTTCTTTTTCACTATTAGCTACTTCATCACTAAAGTATATGCATAATTTATGCAATCCATCAATAGATATAGTTACTTTACCGTAATCTTCTCCGTCTTTGATGAAGTTGAATTGGAATACTTCTGCTTCTTCTGGGGTAGGAATTTCTTTACCTGAGGTATCTAGCATAGTAGGATCGAACCCTTTACTGTGTAAAAGGTCAAATAATGAGCGGTTTAAGGATTCTGAATTTTTTGGCATAATGTATTTATCAAATATTGTTTAACCCATGACCGCATAAAACGGTAAAGGCATTATAACTTCGTTGTGGTCTCTGATTTGATTCTCTAAATCATAATGATAGTCACTTAACTGCTGTAACATACGTGTTACTAATAAACTAGCCATAATCAAGTCATCAGTATCACCAGTTTTAGCGGCATAACTACCACCGTGTGCTACAAACGCTTTTAATTCACTGATAAGACTACGACTATTTACAGTCATCTTCTTGCTTTCAACTAATGTTTTAAACTTAGCACAACTAGCTAATTTACTCTTATTAGTTGTATTAAACCCTCTACGTCCTTTACCTACCTCACTGATAAAAATACCCGGAATATTACCTTCCCCGTATTCGTTTAATGATATAATTGCGGCTTCACCAATTCCATTACATTCGATGCTGTAATAGATATTATTGGGTTCATTGGTACATTCAGCAATATGTTTGTTAATCTGTGCTAATAGTTTAATCTGACTAGGAATATCAGTTTTGTTATGTTTCCATTCACCTACTTGAGTAGTAGTGTTTGCTTCAAAGATTTGAATAGCTGATGGATCGCCACCTGTGCCAAGACTTGGATCTAATCCCACACAATATATATTACCCTTACTTGGTTTCTTATACCAACGAACTTGACCTATACGACTTACTGGTTCTATGCCTTCCATTGCAATCAATGTGTTTGGATTGATTAATGTTTCATCGGCAATAATAAACTCGCAACCAATTTCACGATTGAAACGATCCTCACCAAGCTGTGATTTCATCTCTGCCGCCCATTTGTCATCTCGACCGGGCTGTTCACTCCAATGTGCCCTATACGCTCTAAATCCATTAACTCCTACTTCAGTGGTGTTACCAAATTCATCTTCTGTCTTATTAGCACCCTTCCAAATAAATGCAAACTGATCCTCGTCACTGTTTGGTGTACTTGTAATAATAGCCTTACCACCAGTTGACAATGTAGGAGTAATAGATGTCCAGAATTCTTTAGCAATGCTTGGTCTAACGAATGCGAACTCGTCTAGGTATAGTAATGTAATAGACATACCACGACCAGTATTTTCAGTAGTTGTTGCACTTACAATACGACTTCCATTCTCAAAGTCTAATGAGCCTTTGTTGTATGTTGTTACACCTGCTTTAATATGATCCGGGCAGTTTTCATATGCGTAACGTATACGTTGCATAATCTCCTGAGCACCTGTATATTTGTGTGCCGCAACTAAGATAGTAGAGTCGGGAACAAACATTGCGTACCAAAGTAGATAACCAGCCGCTGAAGTTGATTTACCTGATTGTCGTGGCATCAAGCTAATTGAATAACGATAATTGTGATATGTTTCAATCAATCGTTTTTGATAAGCCCAGGGATGATAGACCATACTACCTTTAGTAGGGTGTTGTATAATAAAGAAGTTATCCATAAAATATAGATAACCTGTATCCGGGTCACAGCATTTTATAAAATCCTGTAGTTCTTTGTCAGTTTTAAAAACTGTTTTAGTATAAGGATTTTTTACTAGTGATGGTGTATTACTCATAACAAGTATTTAGTTTGGAACAATATCTATAGTAACTAAATTAATTGTTGTATTAAATTACTTATTGCCAAATGTTCTTCATGTATGTTATGGTGTCTTAATAAAATTTCTTTAAAATACGGATAGTTGACAGATTCACTTAATCTATTTTGAATAGCTAAGTTAGCTTTGATTCTAGGAATATACGATAATGGAATAGGTTTTTTGTTAACTTGTTCATAGATATAATTCAAATAATCCATTTTAAACAAATCATCAAAATTAACTATATAATTATATTTATCCTCGTATCCACGATCTTCATTTTGTATTTTGGGTGTGCTGTATAATGCAGTATTAACTAAATAACTTGTATTTTTTCTTATTTCTTCTGTATGATTTTCTATATCTCTTTTATCAACAGTTATATGTGGTCTAGTTCTATCAATGCCATAATACAAACTTTTTAACCACCCAAAATATGCTACATCTAATCTTTCTTCCTCAGTAGTGGCAATTATTTTTATTTTGATTAGATTATGCTCATCTGCTAATCTAAACATATCATCATAATTTGTTATTGCTTCTGGAAAAGAGTCAATTGTTGAAACGGCTCCATCTTTCATACTATGAACTTTTACTGTTCTACCATTTACCGGTGGTAAAGAATAGAAAGTTCCATTAATATTACTTTTTCTATCACATAATAAATTACATAAAAAATCTCCACGGGCGCCAATGCAATATCGCATTAGAAATCTTTTTGGTTCTATCATTTGATGTCTAAAGGTCTTGCTTTTGTAGCAAGGATACAATAATATTTTTCTTTAGATGTTACTAGTTCACCGTTTTCACCTGGTGCTTGAATATCAAATTCTAAATTGTTAAAGTAATCAATATTGAATCCACAACGTGTTAATAGTGCTGCCAATTGCTGTTCACCTAAAATACTATAATGATTTAAATTCCATTCATGTCTGCGGTCACAGTTTGGCGAGGGGACTTCGATGTAAATCTTACCACCTTGTTTTAAGACACGATTGTATTCCATTATACTAAAGATAGGATATGGACTATGTTCTAATGCATGACGTAAGAAAATAAAGTCTACACTTTCATCAAAGTATCCGTCTTTTTGTGGTAAGAAACTTAAATCATATTTTGCAATAGTATGACCCTTATCTTCACAAATTTTAATATCGCCGGGGCTTAATGTAATTCCGGTAACATCTGTATAGTTACGAGTTTTCATTTCATCCAAAAAATAGCCCGGGCCACATCCCAAATCTAATATTTTACTATTTTTTGATAAGTTGATCGGGTCTATGTATTTTAGAACTACTTCTTTGGTAAGATTTTCGTGCATTGGGCTGTTACCCTCGTCATAGATATGCGCTGTGTACAGCCATTCGTTGTAAAATTTTAACTTGATTAAGTCTAGTGTGTTGTTGATATCAATCATTGAGAATCCTATAAATTATACATTTACTTATTCTCAAAACTGATGGTGAAATTATTTTTTATAGCCCTTGAAGGGTTTTGCAATACTTTGGGTATTTGTATCGGGTAATTCTTCACTATCTAAATCACCATTATTTAAATCTTTGTATTCTAAACCGGCAGCTTTATATGCTAATTTAAGCATAGCCTGTTCTTCTTTAGTGTAGGGGTGTGTTGTGTTGTGTTTACCTACCCAACTTTCAGCATCCATTACAATTGGGTTTACCCCGTCGCTACTTGCTACAGCCATCATTAAGCGATTTAAATCGTATAGTCTATCGTAACTATCTATTTTCTTTGAAAAAATATTTAAACCGCGGGTAGCGTGTTGTTGTTGTTTAGATATTTTACCAACCTTAGCTTCGGATATAAATTCATTTGCTCTCATCTTCTCTTATAACCCTTAAATCCCTTTATTGGGCTATCTATACCAGTATCAGATGTTTCTTCGCTATCTTTACTTGTAACTAATACTTTACTACCCTTAAGACCCATTTCACCCAAAGCAAAATCAATATCATCTGCTACATCTGGATTCATATATCCGGAAACTAGTTGATTTTCTCCCCAAACAGACTCTCTATCCATTTTAGGTATATCACCATTACGTGCAGCCTTTGCACCTGCCAGTGCTACAGCAAATCTATATTGCAAATATGCATTTTGATTCTGTAATTCTGGTATTACCCAAGTCGCAGGTAATGGTTTAGTAATCCTATCAGGCAAATTATTTTCCTCGGTTATAAATTCTTTTGCTCTCATCTTAATTCTCAGTTGTTAAGATATCATTATTCTCTGTGCCTAACACTGAATCAACATATCCATTAAGAGCAATATCAACACCCGGGGTGATTTCACCAATGAACGTAACTTGAGATGCTATAAAGTGTAGTATGAATGTGTTTGCAATAGGATTAGCAAGAATTCTAACATTACCACCACTTACATCCATATCGTATCTAGTCAATGCATTACCTGCAAAGGTCATAGCATAACCAGTGAATTTCACTGCGTTATTGTTATTTGTAAGTTGTGCTGAAATTGTGATATCTTGGCTATCAGGAGTTCCCGGATCACTTGAACGAATTTGAAACATACCCTGGGTGAATGCATTTGCCGGGTATTCATATATAACTTGCCCTGCAGTTAATCCACTTGTGTAAACATTACTTGTATTAACAGTAGTAAAGAATAAATTACTAAAGTTATTGTTAATTTTACCAAACGCAACTCGTAAGGGATCACCTAAACCATCATTGGGTGTTACACCAATGTTAATATATTCTTGTGCTCCGTAAGGTCCTTCACTGGTAGTGAATGATAGTAACTGTGGTTCAGTATAAGTAGATTCAACAATTTGTGTCGTGTTGAATATAACCTGACCAATATTTAAAATATTCTGTGTGCCACTATTGTTGGACACATTGCCTTCAGGAAATTGTGAGGAATCAATTAACTCTACATTGGCACCTATTGTGGTGAATAAGTTAGCAAAATTGTTGTTAATTTTATCAAATGCTAAACGAAGTGGATCACCAGAACCGTCGTTGGGTAACTCACCTGTTTCAATAACTTCTTGTGTCATTATAATTCCTAGACTATAATGTATTTATCAGTTTCCAAACATACCTTTGGGTTGTTGGATGATAACTTGACGCTTACTACGTTGGATTTCTTGTAGTGCTTTGATAGCTTGTATCTTTACTTCGTTGTCTGAACTTTTAACCATTTCAGTTAAGGCTGCTATACGTGCGGCTTCTGCTACGGTAGCATCTCTGCTCAATGACTTTTGTGCTTCTACATATACTGGATAGTTATCTACTGTTGCACAACCCGTCATTAAACACAATGCTAATAATATGCTACTATTTTGCAATGTTATCATAGATTTTCTTCTGTGCGTTGTACCAATCTTGCCAACCATCTACTTTTGCACTACATTCCCAATACAATGAATAGTTGTGTACGATAACTTTCATCATTTCAGTAATAGCTACTTTGTCACCCTCAATCTTTTTAAGGTCTTCGCATTTCTTCATAAGTTCAGGGGTAGCATTAGGGAATTTCTGAGTTACAGGAACTGTAGTTGAACATCCTGCAAGCAATAGAGCAACTAATAGATATTTCATTTTGATGCTCCTTTATTCAACTCAGCGGCTTGATTATGCAAGTCTATGAATTCTTTAGGAACAGGGCAGTTTTCAATGTACTTGATAACTTCCTCTTTTTTAATGACTTCTTTATCAATGTATTTGATAATGTCACGGCCCTTTTCACGGATAACTTTAGTCTTTTCTACAACTTTTTCCTGTATTTCAGCATTCTTGTTTGCAGATTGTGCCTCAGCTTTTGCTACTTTAGCTTCCATCTCTTTAACTCTAAGTTCCCATTCTTTATAGTCGGCTAGGCCGCCCTCTAGATATACACCCAATACTAATACAATCAAGCTAATGACTTGTATTGCTAGTTTATAGGTTTTAACAAAAGGAATAAATCCTAGGACGAATCCTGCTATTGTGCCCAAAATACCCAATCCAAAGATTGTATGTATTGCGGCTTCGGGTAGTATTGATAGTATCCACATAAAGTTATTTATCAAAAAATAATTTTAATTTATCCGAAATATAGCTTACTTCTTCGTCTGTTAATTCAGGGTACATGGGCAGACTTATTACTCCCCTAGAAAGCATTACACTAGTGCTTAATAAATCCGGCTTTGTTAATCTTTGGCCAGTGGGTAAATCACCTAGTACATATTCATAATGAACTTTGCTATCTATTCCGTGTTCTTTTAAATATGATTGTAATCTATTTCTATCATCCATGTACATTACAAACTTTTGATGTGCGTGAGGATCTTTGGTATCTGATAGGCAACGTAAAGGTAGTTCTTTAAACTTCTCGCACCAGTACTTTGCTATCTCACCTCTACGGTTTTGCCACTCATCAATGTACTTTGCACGAACCATAATCTGAGCACAATCTTGTTCACTCATCTTGCTATTAGTTCCTACATCGTGGAATGCAGGTTTGTTATTATCTCTATGTGTTGCGGCATATAGGTATAGTTGTTCATCATTCGTGACAATCGCACCACCATTACCTGAGCTAGGTAAGTTCTTTGTGGGGTCAAAACTGATAGACATACCACTACCAACATCACCGTCACAAACTAACCAATGCTGTGCCCCATCTACAATCACTGCATTTGCACTAGCATATCCTGCAATAGGCCAGGGCTTGCGACCTGCATAACCCATTACACAAGTATATCCCTTAAGACTATTCTCTACATCAATAACACCATTCTTATCTGTGTCAACTAACTCTACATCCCATCCTGCAGTCAGTAATGAGTTTAGTGTTGCCGGGTATGTTAAATTAGGAATACGAATCTTAGGAGTATTTTTAAATGTTTCTAAGTGTTTCTTTTTCTTATATCTTGCGATAATTTCAAGTGCTTGTGTGCCGCTATGAACTGTTACTACATACTTTGTTTTAGTACGATGTTTCAGCCATTCTTCAAACGATCGGGTATAATGACCACCTACAAGTTGACCATCTTTGAGGGCACGGTGAGTTGCATCAAGCAACTCTTCACCTATATTCTTATATTGTCTTGCTAGACCAAAGTGAGGGATTTGCATTTTTTGCCCAAGCTATATATCCACCATTAGTAACAGACCATGGGCAATACTGTTCCCACAATGCCTTTGATTGGTCAGGATGTTCTTTCATCAACTTGTCTATATTGATTCTAGATTTATATCCAGCTAGAGTCCAATCATGTGTTTTTAGTGCAGTTTCTAATTCATTCATTTTATTTTATCTTGCCAAAAACTTGATGTACTAAGCCAATCATAATATTTTTGAAAGCCTTCTTCTACATCTACTTTAGGATCATATCCAAAGTCTCTACGGGCGGCATCAATGTTTAATGCACCACGACTAGGGAAGTCAGCGTCTTTATCTCTAACATTGATGGTACCTTTACCTGCACACTTTACTGCTAAGTTTGCGGCATCAAGTAATGTTCTGCTATGTGACTTAGTGATGTTATACGTTTTGTTCATTGTATTCTCGCTTAGTGCGGCTCCAACAATGCCATCTGCGGCATCTTCAACATAAGTAAAGTCTAATGTTTCATTCGCACCATTAACATTCAATACTCCATCACGCATCGCAGTCAACATAAACTTTGCAATAACACGATCCTCAACATCTAGTTCACCATACACAGCACTAGGACGAATGATAGTGTGACTGAAACAATTACGACGGCTATAGTCTTTAACAATATGCTCACCTGATAGTTTCATAATGCCATACTGTCCCTGTGGCTTACAGTTATAATCTTCTGTTACATCATCTTTAAAGTCACCATATACCATTGAACTACTGATATAAACAAATTTCTTTATTTTATGTTTCTTGCTTACTTCACACAAATTCAATAGACCTTCCATCATTGTTTTTGCTCCCATAGTTGGATTAGCATTAACAACTTTTTGTCTCGGAAAGCTAGCCATATGAATTACAATATCAAAGTTATATTTACCAAATAACCAATCAATACTTTCACTAGAAATGTCAATCGCATGGATACTACCGGGTTGAATTTTCTTCAACCTTTCTGTCATTAGATAGTCAATTTCATCTTGCGGGATGATACCATAGTTAGTTCGTATATCAGTAATAGCAACACGGTGCCCCATACGTTGTAATCTATCTACTACGTTATGTCCTATAAGTCCTAGACCTCCTGTGACCAAAATGCGTGTCATAATTTCTTCCATCCTTTTATAGAGTTTGCTTTACCGGTAATAACTTTTGATAAGTGTGCTCTGTTTAAATTATATCTATCAACTAATTCTTTTCTCGTTGATTTAATTTTTTCACCAGTTTTAATATTTTCAAAAGTGTATATAGTTTGGTCTGTCATTCTATCAATTCTAGTTTTTCTAATATTCTCATCACCCCAGTTTTTGATGGCCGCCGCCCTTTTCTTTTCCTTGACTGATTCTCTATTTTGAACTTCGGATTGAATTACGCTATGTTTTTCTCGCAATACGGGGTCACTCCAAGTTTTTTTACTTGATGCTTTTAATTTTGCTTTAGTCACTGGATCAGCAAGTGTTCTTTTACTTGTTTCACCAATTTTAGCTTTAACTTCAGGTTTATTAAGTGATTCTTTTATAGACAATATTCGTTTTTCTCTTGATTGGTCATTAGCCCATGCTATCTTTGATTTATCACTAATTTTTTTCCTATCTTCTTCCGAGAAAATATACCCAGCACCACCGTCACCTTCTTCAATTCTTAAATTTGCCCATATCTTATTTCCTGCCTCATCTTTGGCATTAACAACATCCCATAAATTACTATAATACCTTCCCATACTTTTTATTTCTTCTTTGTTGGTTGTCTGTAAAAGTATCTCAGTCTTGTGGGTTGACCCGTGAATTTTTAGGTGTCTTAACCAATATTTTCCGGATCCGCTATACTTTGTTATATCATTTTTAGTATAGCCTAGATATTTTAATCCTGTTATAGTATGTTCTTTCAAATACAATGTGTAAATAATCATAACAATTTCCTTGTTACTTTATTTATCTTACCAATCCGCCTGTAACTAATATATTACTCATATTTTAATTTCCAAAATGTTAATTGTTTGTGTGTTAGATATGCTCTAATCTGATATACATAACTATAATCGTATAGGTCATTGTTACGATGCCAACTGGGTGCGGGATTAGAGTTTTCCATTATCCACTTACCTTCTTCTGTTTGTTGCCACTCGTATATAGGGTGTGCTACAAACAAATCAGGATCTTCAACATCACCCATTCTAATAGTATGTACTACTTGAGTAATAGATACTGATTCTCCCCTGATATCAGATACTTGTACCTGATATTTGGGTCTAGTGAATTCTTCTTTAGATTGCCATTGTTGCTTTGATAGGGCCATGACTTTGATAGTTCTCTAAATGTATGTCTTCCATTGAGATTTCAAAGATATTAGTCTTTGACGCATTTAACATCAATGTAGGTAATGGATAAGATTCACGTGTTAATTGTTCTTTAACTTGTTCAATGTGATCCTTGTAGATATGTGTATCACCTGTACTAATTACAAGTTCACCTACTTTTAGATTACAGTGATGTGCCAATAGATGTGTAAGTAATGCATAACTAGCAATGTTAAAAGGTAAACCCAAGAAAACATCAACACTACGCTGATACATATGGCAAGAAAGTTCACGATTTTTGTTAACATAGAATTGACTCATAACGTGACAAGGGGGCAAAGCCATTTCGTCTAACTCGCTCACGTTCCAG